TAATTGTTGTGGAAGTTGGAACGGTTGTTACCATAAAATTAGTATCATCAAAATCACTAGAACCAAAATCAGAATCAGTGATAGTAGAAAAATTATCTAAACGAATAATATCGTATTTAGATATGCTATGATCAGATGCAAAAGTTATAGTAACTGTTGCATCACTTTGTGTAGTTGTAAAAGCGTTGGTTAAAGTTGTTGTAGCCTTAATAGGAGTAATGTCATAAAATGCTCCTCCTGAATATACATATAAAAATCTGTTTGTGCCTAATGCTGCATACTTAATTCCTGACGCATTAACAAAATGATGAAGTGCTGTGTTTCTTCCAGTAAGAGTACTATCTCCTAATTGAGCCCAACCTCCCACTTTTTCTGGTGAACCATATCTAAAACGAACATAGTCTCCAGATACCCATTGGCCCTCGCCACCAGTTGCTGTGACTTGTTTATTAAATCCTGGTTGTATTCTAATTTTTTGTAGCATAATTATCTCGCGTTGCCTGGAACGCCTCCTGAATTTACGAATGGTACTTCTGCGAAGGCAGCGTAGATAAAATCATCGCTATTGCCATTTGCTCCATCTGAAGCACTGCCTCTCAGTTTAAAACCATTACTCAGTAGATCAGCAGAATTTGGAGTTGTATTATTAGCTACTTCTGCGGCACTTGTATTTGGAGCAATCCATTGATCAGCTGGATTTTCAGCTGGTCTTTTATTATCTAATATAACCCAATCTGTTCCTGCTGCATCATATTGCTTTATCATAAGAAAAGCTGGTCTAAATCCTGTATAAACAAATGTACCATCAACATTTCCATTTCCTGTGTATGAGCCAAACTTGCTGAAGCCTTGTTTTTCACTAAATATATAAGCAATTAAATCTTCACCATTTTTATTAGTTATATCATCACTTCCTATAGTAAAATTAACTGTATCTGGAACTGTATCATTCCAGATTGTATTGTCATCTGCTGTTGCATCTGTTCCATTTAAGTGTAAATGATCTGTTTCTGGTGCTGCTGTATTTTTATGGTGATATACTACCCATTCTTCAGCATTGTTCATATTTTTTAGAATCATTAATAAGGGTACAGCATTTAAACCATGTGGAACTTTCGCACCAGCAGTTTCATTTCCATGATACCTTACTATACTAAAACCTGATGTTTGATTAAATGAATAGCCTATTGGTGTTATTGTTGAGCCAGTTGTAGTTATTCCTGATGTTGTTCCAGCTTTCCAGCACCAAGCTACATAGGTTTGAGAACTTTGATTGGCTCCAGAATTTGTACCCATAGTAAAGCCATCGCTGTCAAAGGATTTTAAACTTTCAGCTTGTGTATCTTCAAGATCAGTAACATTTGGCCAAAGTCTTTTTGTTGCTCCTCTAACACTATCGGAAATTGTGTGATAATCAGTTGATGCTCTTTCTTTCCACCAAACCATGTCTGGTTGCATATCTGTATCTCCATCTAAAGTAATAGCATGAGAACTTCCTGTTCCTGTATATAACTGAACCTGAAAATGTGCTTCTGGATCGTCTATTGATGTATAAACTGCCATTTAACCTCCATCACTTCCTAAATTTTTTGTGCATAATGCAAGGTAGCCACTAGGAGGTGCGTATTCAAAAGCACCATATCCATTTTCATCTGCCACAGATGACGAATTAGCATAAGGTGGATTACCAAAATTATATTCTGCTGTTGCTCCAATAGACGCAAAAGGCATAACTAAAGTGCTTGAAGAAACTAAATCATAATTACTTACTATAGCACTTCCATTATCATAAATTGTTATTTGTCCATAACTTCCAGCATCCATATCTAAAGCAATACCTAATATATCTCCATCATCTAAAGTTCCATAATCAGCAGTTGTAGCTGTTCCATCATTCTTCATTTCTCCACCATCACTATTAAAAAAAACTGTTGTTCCTGTTGTATTTTGTGGATTTTGTGATCCTTCATTAACATTTTCTTGTTGAACACCATGATGATGATTAGCCATAGTTCCAGTTAATTTAACTTCCCAATACCATTTACCTGTTGAAACACCTATAGTTGCTTTAGCACCAGTCCAAGCAGAACCTGAAATTTTTAAATTTCCTTCAGAAAATGTAGGATCGGAATAAGCATTGTATAAAGGATTCATTGTTGCAAAATTATTAGTCGGTGTATCTGTAGCTTGATCTGTTGCGGCTATATTAGTTTCTGTAAAATCATTTCCATTTCCACTTTCATCATCGCCTAAATCTCCACTATCTTCGAAATCTAAATAATAAGAATTATTACCAAATGTTAATCCTGATACATCTTTTGGTTTCCAAATTGTCGGACTATCACTATCAAATTCTCCAAATTCTGTTGGAGCAACTGATTGTCCATCTAAATAAACTACTTCTGCTACATAACCACCAAAATATTCAGCTGTGCCTACAGCTCCTATTACATGTTCAACACCTGAACCAATTCCCCAAGGCATTTCTCCATTTTGTGCTAGATAAGTTGCTTCTGAAAAGCTGGTCTCCTGAACTCCATTGATATAAATTCTAAGTCGGTTCGTATCTGTACTCTGTGTTGTATCAACCCTTACACAGAAATGATACCATGCGGATATATCTCTAAATTTTCTATTTGTCACTATGCTAGATGTTCCTGAACCATTTGTTCTATGAGTGTACCATTCAAAAGCATCATTACTTCCAAATCTAATTGCATCAGTTTGTTTTCCATCTGAACTTCTAAAAGCCGAAACAACATCTTGTGTTGCACCTAATTTTGATCTTTTAACCCAAGCTGATACTGTAAATGTTGTTCTACTATTAGCATCAGAACCAAATGTCTTACCTAGTTTTGCACTATCACCTATATTAAACCTACATGAGTTGGCTACACTATATGCTGTATCCGCTGCTGAATTTGCTCCACCTATAAGAAAAGCCATATTAAATCTCCAATATTGGAAACTCGCCTAATGGTCTTTCCATAACAGGATTTTCTTCTGTGCCTGTATTAACATATTCGTAAAGAGTTGCTAAAGCATCTACATCACTTGCATTGTCAATAGCAGTTTCCATTTCGTTTGACTTAGTTCTTACATCTGCTCTAAAAGTTGATACTGCACTTGGAACATTATATTCTGCTACATCAGTTGCTTTAATAACATACCAATCTGTCGGTGTTAATAATCCACTTGCTTGTTGTTTTATAATTTCTTTTTTTTGAGATTTTAAACCTTTTGTAACTACTTGATTTCCTTTTTCATCTAATAAAGGTTCTCCAGCTTCATCAACTTCATTTCTATCTTCTAATAGTTTTGCAGTTGCAGTTCCATAACTTGCTATAACTTTTCCATCTGCAAAGTTAAAAGATTGATTTGTATTAATGTAAAAATTCTCATCACGCTTATTGCTATTGTTAAATTCTACTTCATAAATTCCAATGGCTTCTTTTTCAGCAGCTGACCATAAGTTAAATATATTTTGTGGATATTGAACATCTCCAATGGTAATCCCACGCTTACCACTTATTGTTTTTGTTATCGATCCGTCTGTTACTAGTGCATACATAATATTATTAACTTAGCGTTAATGCTAAATTTCTCCCTACTTCTAACCATTTACTTCCATTGTACCTGAACGTAAACATATCCCCCTTAGCGGCAGTTGTTGTAGCCGTTGGGGCTGTATCCGAAGCAAATTCGAATACTCCATTCCATGCAATCGTTCTTGATCCAGTTCCGTCTTGAATACAAACAATAGAAATATATTGTCCTGTTGTTGGATTTGTTGGTATATCAAAGGTTACATTAGCTGTTAAAGTTACTTTTGCAACTGGAGATGCTCTTACATCCCAGTCTTGAGTAGCGTCAAATGTTAATGTATCTTCTTCTAAATATACACCACCTGTTATTTTTGTTAAATTATTTGAATCTGCTGATAATACTTTTGAAGCTGCACTTGTACCAAGAGTTGCAAGATCGCTATAGTTAAGTTCTGCTGCTGTAGCTGTTACGTTAGTTCCAGCAAGTGAAAAAGTTCCACTGATGTCACAAGTGCCATTAATATCTATTGCAGTCGCTGTTAAATCTATTTCACCGCCACCTGCAATACTTAATGTAGATCCATCAGAAGAAATATGTTCACCACCAGCTGCATCGTATAGATATAATTTAGCTGCACCTCCTAAGACTAAATCATCTGTTGATGTGTCCCATAACATAAAAGCACTTGCTGTATCTCCAAAAAACTTTATATCGTATCCCTGATCATCTGCACCAACTGTAAGTGTTGCATCTAATTGAACTGCACCATCAATATCAACAGCATCTAAATTTGTTGTTCCGTCTATATCTGCATTTCCAGATATATCTAAAGTAGTTGCATCTAATTCTCCTGCAACTGTTAATACACCATCTGCAAGTGTCATTAGATCCGTATCACTTGTATGTCCAATTGTAGCACCGTTAGTAATAACATTATCAACTGTTAAAGTTGTAAGTGTACCTAAACTTGTTACATTTGCTTGTGCTGCTGTAGATAAAGTACCTACAAAAGCAGTCGATGTAATTGAAGTTGCTCCTGTAACTACTCCTGCATCTACACTAATTGTACCATCTAATAAAATTGCTGAACCAGCAGCAGGTTCAATATTTATTGCTGCTCCTGAATCTAAAGTTAATACACCTGCTGAATCAATGTCTACTGTACCATCTGCTGTTATTTGAATATTAGCTGCTGCCGCTGCTGCATCCGTTGTTACTATACTTAATGTTCCATTCGTTCCTGCCGTAAATACTGCTGTATCACTAGTTGAACCAGTCATAGTTACAACTTTACCATTTACGGCAACATCATCTACCGTAAGGGCTGTTAAAGTTCCTAATGAAGTTACACTTGTTTGTGCCGCTGTTGATAAAGTTCCTGCTAGTTCTCCAGAAGAACCATAAATAACTGCTTTACTATTAACAACACTATTTGCCGAAGCTGTATCTAATAAATTTAATTCTGCTGCTGTTGAAGAAACAGCTGTACTTCCTAAAGTAAGTTGTCCGTCAGGTACAATTAAACCTGCTCCACCATTAAATATTAAATCATCTGCTGATGTGTCCCAAGTAACGTTTGCACTTGCTGTATCCCCGTAAAGTATAACATCGTATCCTTGATCATTTGCACCGATAGTTAATGTTGCATCTAATTGTACAGCACCATCAATATCAACAGCGTCTAAATTTGTTGTTCCATCTATATCTGCATTTCCACTAATATCTAAAGTTGCAGCATCTAGCTCACCTGATAAAGTAATGTTAGTAGCACCAGTAATAGCACCATCCATAGCAACTGCACCATTAATATCTATTGTAGTTGCATTAATTTCTATTTCAGTATCTGATACTAAATCTAAAACACCATCTGCTGATTGATGTATATATGTTCCTGTATCACCAAATAATAATTTATTTGTTGAGTTTAAAGTTAACCCTGTGCCATCTGTGTGAGTTAAAGTTGTATCTGAATCTGCACCAAAACTTAATATAGCAGAATCACTTAATAATTTAAGGTCATCACCAATCACAGCATCTGCAGCTACTGAAAGACCACCATCTGTTTGTAGTGAACCATCAGTTGTTGAAGTTGCAGCAGTAGTATCATCTGTTTTTACAATACCACTAGCTGTAACTGTTGTAGCAGTTAATGCTTGTGCAGCAATTGTGCTACCAGATTGCGCTGTAAAAGTATTTGCAGTAAATTGAAAATCATCAGCTCCTGCAATTTTAATATCTATTTGATCATCTGTATCTGCTGTAATACTTGTATCAGCATCAGCATCTAAAATAAATTCATTACCATCTAAGTCATGTGCTCCAGTTGATGAAATACCTGTATCAACCATATTCGGATCAGTTGAGTCATCTGCAGTTGCATAAACAATTTTAGTTCCTTTATCAGTGGCCGCAAAAGCAACAGTGCTTCCTGATCCAGAAACATATTTAAATGTAAGCGTATATGCACCTGCTGTGCCATTCAACAGAATATACATCTGTTGAACATCTAAAGGAATTGTTACTGTAGCATTTGCACTAAGTGTGCCTGTAAATTTTATAACTCTATGTGAAAGAGTTGCACCTGTAGATCCATCAGAAACAGACAATGTAGTAGTTGTTGTTACAGCTTGTTCAACATATCCACCAACCATCTGTTCGATGATTTGTAAATTGGTATTGGTAGTTGTCCCCCATGTACCAGCGTTCTCGCCAGTTGTCATTAGTTCTGTACCAAGACCTGTATAACTTGATGCCATATTCCTCCTATGCGCTTCCTACAAATACTTCTACATCAACAGAATCAGTATTTGCAGTTGCTGTGATATCGACTAAATCATTTAATGATACTGTAATTGCAGAACCAGCTGCATGCATAGTATCTTTAACTCCACCACTATTATCACCAGGATAAATAAACGAGTGACCTGCATCTACCTTCATACAAAACTCTGTACTGTCTTCATCTCTAAATGTTAATGTAAGATGATTCGTTGAATCTAAATTTGTAATTCTAATGTATCTAACATCGTCTTCGTCGAATTGACCTGCTAGATAACTTTTTGATAAATCTGTTGAAGAAGCTGTAGCAAAACCTAACAACCCAGTTTCAGTAGTTGAAATGGTTACTATTCTTTTAACAATTTCATTAACACTTGAAATATCCAAAGATCTTTCGCTATTGTAACTATTATTGTTAAGTGTGATTTCTTCTATTACTTTAGTTGTTAGTGTTGCCATTATACTTTTCCACCTCTATTAAATCTTTTTTTAGGTTTAATTACAGGCCTGTCCCACTCTGCAGGACTCTTTCCTCTAGATTTAAAAGCGTTAGCAATTTTAAAAATCATTTTTGATGCCTTATTTCTTAATTGAGTATGATATTTATTAGCCATTGTTTCTCCTTACGGTGACGGAACGTTGACAGCTATACGTGGTTCACCATCTGTATAGTCGTCTCTTCTTCGTCTCCCTATTTGTTCTCCACCAAACTTCTGTACTTCAGTTTGATATTTTTGTTCATATAATTGTAGCATATCCATCGGGCCTTTTAAATAGCTAAATGCTTCGACCAGGCATGCATATAAAAGTCCATTTCCAAAATTCGTGCTGATATAAGTTGTAGTATTTGCTGAACTCAATCCTAGGGGTCTAGCATTATAATGCAATTTATACATAAAAGCCGAACTTGGAGTAGGAACAATTGTTATTCTACCTGATGAAGTTGCACCAAGTCCAGTAGCCCCACCATCAGACATAGCATAGTATTTTGGAGTTCCAGTAGTAGTTTCAGCTGCATCATATTCTCTTAAAAAGCTAATATCTTTCTTTTCTAACCAGCTATTAGCGCCAGTTGCCGCTGTTGTTGAAGTATAAACTTGTAATCCTCTAACAAATAAAGTTCCCGCAGGAACATGGACATTGTCTTTTGAAGCTACTAAATTATTAACAATTTCTCTTCTATCAGCATCAATTGGAACATCTCTAAAAATTCTTAATTCTGAATTATCTATAAATTGATCTGTAATAGTACTAGATAATACAGAAGTACCAACTTCAGTATAATTTTGAATTGCTGTTGTAAGTGTTGAATATGTAAATCCTGCCATTATGCACTAAGAGTTGCTGGTCCTAC